TGCCAACCACCCCAATTAATTTGCAGCAACCCGTATGAGCCGCCATAAGGGTCTTTGGAGTTGACAGCGGTTCCGACACAGGATGACTCTCTAGCCATTATTGACTGCAGTACGGTGCGCTGATCGGCAGGCCAGCCCAGGTTGACGGCAAGCGCGCTGAACTGCTCACAGGCTGACGTGTACGGGTCAATGTAGATCGTTGAGCTTGTGGTCGTGGTTGGCTCAATCAGGTACGGCTGGACGCTTATTGGTGCCAGCGCAATAGTGCCAGACGGGGCACCAGACGCGTCAGGAGCGCCTACAGCGACCGTAAAGCCAAAGACCGTACAAAGCACTAGCCCTATGATTTTTTCTGCAAAGTAGTTCATCGTTTCTCCAAAGGTATGGGCTGACCCCAAGTTGAGGTTGCCGTTCTGAATGCAATTTGTCCCAGTAGGAACTTGCCCGATTCGGGATTGGTGAAGATTTGCACCAAGATTTCTTGACCGTTGTCCATCACTCCCGTATAGACGCTGTAGTCAAATATCTGAATGTCAGTCATTGCCTGTCCTTTTGTCGGTACTCCGACCCTAGAACATAGATCAAGCCTTAGGTGGGATTTCCCCAAACACCTTTAAAAATGCGGCTTTTACCCAAATTACCGAGTCCGCGGCCTGAGGTGTTATCTCAATGTGGAACCAGTCGCCTTTAGGTGCACCGTGAATTGTTGGCTTGTCATATTTCTGCCATGCGTACCGATCGCAACGCCATGCTCGACCCTGCGGTTCTGGGAAGTAATCCAGAATACATTGCAAACCAAGATCGTTTGCGTTGGCAACAAGTTTGTCAATAAACACCAGCGCTTCTTTGCGTCCTGCTTTTGGGTGCTTTTCGCTTTTACGGTACGACAGATCAACAGCTCTGCCAGTTGCGTGAACCGACAAAGAACCTGGCTTACCGCGCATGTCGCGCTGACCCCAAGAACCGTTGTTCCAAAGCGAGCCATTGGACGCGGCAATTGCTTGCTTAATCCATTCGTTCATGCCGGCACGTGGGCCTGCGGATGCGCCGTCAGCGTTGCCGATATAGTCGCGAGCGTTTGGGACGCCTGCTTTAGCTTTGGCGACTGCCACGACCAAATGCCAAGTCTTTTGGGTTCACGTAGCGGATGAGCACCGGCACAAGTGCGGCAACTGCTGCTTTAACAAAGTCGGCTGGGTCTGCGCTACCTGTTGAATACACCGCAATTACCGCTGCAATAACTGATCGACCGTATGACGCGAATAGGGCTTTATCACTTGCTTTCATGTGTTGGCTCCTTTGGTTTAGATTTTAGTCCGTTGCCGGCAACAAGGCCTGACAATGTGCCTGTCAAAAATACGCAAAGAGTTGACAACAGATCAATGATTTGAGCGTCCGTAGGGGCTTGTTCCATAGGCTGGTCAACAAACAGGATGCCGTAGATAAATGCAATGATCGTAAAGGCAAAACATGCGGCCATGACGCGCCCAACAAATACAATCAGGCTTGCGTGGTGTTGTTCTGGTGTTCTATTCACAGGACTGTTTCGTGAAGCATTGATACGTTGTATTGCTTTTGCTAATTGTGCAACCACTACAACCCCAAACGACAACTGCAATCAGTAACGTGTACCCGAGTAAATAACGCCATTTCATGCGCTAGGCAAAGGGTTATTTGCCAATTCTGTCGCTTTTGCCATTGTTGGAGTTTTTGCTGGTTGCTCATAGCGATCATCAAGCCATTCAACGCAGTCATATCCGTCAGCTGGTTCGTTGTATCTGAAACAAGCATCATCTGGTGATAATGCTCGAGTGGCGTTGCCGACTTGCATGTTGATTTCTGCTTGTGTTGCCATTACGCGATTTTCTGTATCTGAATTGATGTGTAAATTTCTGATGTGCTTGCGCTGACCGCGCGACCCAAACCAAACGATGCTGTGGCAGTTTGGCAATAATACTGAACGGCAAAAGCCTTTGATGCTGCAATTGTAAATTGTGCTTGCAAAGTGGCAACACCGCCAACCGAACCGCCGCTATCCATGTTTGTATTTTGACCTATTGCCGTAATTGACGCATCCGTGACGTTGTATAGTCTAATTTTTGTCAAGTTAGTGTTACGAAACGGGCTGAATGCGGTCACAACATAGGTGCCAGATGGCAACGTAACTTGGTTAGTTGCTAATGATGCGCCAGTAATTGCGTTGACAACCGTGGTGTTAATAACCCTTGTCGTCCAAGTTGTTGCAATGGACGCGCCGCCATCCGTGCCGTTTGCTTGTGTTTCGTTAAACGTGGCAAATTGCGGGCTTACTGCAGAAAAGTTGTTGTTAAGCGAAGCGGCAGTCAAAACTTCGCCGGCTGTGTACGTGGTAACTGGCATGGTGCTCCTATCCTAAAACATTTGTTGTGTCAATGGTGCCATACACCGCATCGTTAAGTATTAGCTCGTAAACGATCGTTGTTGGGGCTGTGGAGTACAGCACCCTGTGGCCCGTACTGAAATCCAGATAATGCTCGATGCCCTCAATTGACAGCTCTTGCGCCAGTTGGGTTGTGCCGGCACCGCTAGGGAACGTCTTTTCTATGCTGATCGTGTCGCCAATATCTACGGTTGCCAGCGTGTCCTTTTGGGCTGTGGTCAACATTAAATATTTTGTTGCTACGGACGTGTAGCGCGGTTCGGGCTCTGGGTTCAAAAGGTATTCGGCAGCAGCTTGTATTTCGGCAGCCTCATGTAACAGGCTGTTCGTAATGCTTGAAGTTTGAATAAAATATGTGGCAATTGAGCCAGCATCCGTTGCCGTGTAACTGTCTCCGTCCAAGCCTGTAACAACTGACCTGTTGATTACCGAGTCGGCCTCAAACGAGATGCCTACGCCGTCGTATTTGTATTTTGTGCCGTCGTCTTTAAACTCTGCCATAGGCGCGCTTAATGTCATGCCAATGCGCTCTTGGAATGTCAGCACGCCAGACCGTGACATGAACAAACGCCCAAACTCGGCGGTGTCATTGATTTGAGTTAGGTATTGCAGCACGTTTGTTCCTGCCGGCACGGTGTAGGCGCTGTCGTGACCAAGGTTTACGGTGCCTGTGGCGATGCTTCGAGAGCCTGCTGGGAAATCTACTTCTGGTAGGTCTAGGACTGTTTCTATGCGTTCGCCTGATGTTTCTGGCGTGACGTTTAGTTCGTCTAGGTAGGTTTGTGCGAGCAGGTAGAACTGGTCAGCGCAATACACGGTGACCGTGTCCAACCCGCCAAGAGCAAAGTTATAGTCAAAATTGACAACAAAACCGCTAAACAATGATTCGGGCACATTGGTGCTGCTGTAACGGATAAGATGTACAGCGCGCAAAGGGGCAAGCCCAGGTTTAGATTGTGGCGTGTCGTAGTAGGGGCTGTTTTGGTCAAACGGATTAAATATTCCGTCCACGTCCTGAATGGTAAATGTCATTGTGCCAGCGCTGAACTGATCGCCCACGTCACGGCGACCGCGGCGCACGTTAATGCTGATAGTCGAGTCCATGACATCAGCAAACTCGGTCGTGCCGTCCAGCACGTATTCGGTGTTATTAAGAACGCCTTTAAGGGTGTCGTCAAGCACGAACGCGTCAACCTGAAAACCAGTTGCAATCTTTAAGTCATAGTTGCCTGAATTGACTACGGCTGTGCCTGGCATTACGCCACCTGTAATTGCAACGGCCCGGCACTACGCGAATAAGCGCGCAAAGCGTTGACGACCGATTCACCGATCTCGGCGCTTGTGGCAAGTCCGCCTGTGACGTTAATAGTTATTCCGCCACCTGTTTGCATGCGATCTAATGGCACAACGGCTTCTGGGCCTGCCTCACCGATCAGCGCAAGAGTAGGGCTTGACACGATGCCACCTTCGGCAAGTCGAGGGATGTTCATACGGCCTGGTGCGGGCGTGTTGGCGGCACCACCGCCCAATCGTCCAGTATTAATTGATGGTATTTTTGGAATGTCGGGTAATAGTGGAATTGCGTTGAACGCCGAAATAATTGCGTTAACGGCCGCAATGACACCGTTAACCAGAAAATCAAAAGCTGCATTGATGCTATTGATTATGACTTGCACGCCAGTTCTGAACCATTCAAACTTGTTATAAGCAGTTACTAAAGCAATAACCAAAACGGCAATTCCTGCAGCAATTAATGCAAACGGGTTGAGCGCCATGGCAATGTTTGTTGCGACTATCGCAGCCGCAACCAACGCAATAGTGCCAGCAATAAATTGGAATGCTTCTGGGTTATCTTGCGCCCATAAAGCAAACGCATTTAATTTTGGTAATACGGCTTCAAGAGCTGGCAACAGCGCCGCACCAATTGATTCTTTAGTTTCATCAAGACTGTTTTTTAAAATCTTCATTTTGCCTGCAGCGGTATCCGCGCTTTTTGCGGTTGCTCCACCGAACGTACCGCCAAGCACATCCATGACTTCGTTCAGGCTTGCGCCTTCTTTAATCATTGTTGCCATTTCGGGGGTCAATGATCGAAGCGCCTTAAAATTGCCCTGATACGCCCGAGCCAATGCGTCGGCCACGGTTGAACTGTCCATTTGCAACGCTGTGCTGATGTCCATGACAAGATTCATGTCTTTCATGGCAAGGTCAACGTCTTTTGTACCGCGCACCAAAGCCTCAAGGCTCTTGCGGTATTCGGTGTCAGCAATGCCAGACGCTCGACTCATTGCGCTGATCTGATCTTCAATTTGTGCGGTCTGCGCCGCTCCCGCGCCCGTCACATTTTGCAAAGTGAGCGCTAACGCCGCTTGCTCCTGCTGATCTTCCATTGCGGCCTTGGTTGCGTCACCAAGCGCCAACGCCAAACCACCAAGCGCCGCAGCTGCCGGCACCGCCGCTTTCTTAATAGCGAACTGGGCTTTTTCTGACGTCGTTTCTAATTGCTTAAATTGGGCAATAGCCTTCTTAATCCCTTTGCCGTCAAACTCTGAAATGATCGGGATATTAATTGCCATTACGCGGTCTCTCTGTTCGCTTCTTCCATAACGCGCTTGACCAGTTGTTCCATCTCGGACATGACATCACTTTGGCGTTGCTCGTACGCTTTCCACATTACTCGCGAACGACTGCCATAGCGTGCAGTTAACGCACGACCAAGCGAGCCAGCCATAGACGTGTCAAAC